TAGAATTCTGTAATATCCTTGCACACACGCGTCGTAGTCGCATTTTCGTAAGTCTAGAGAGCATATCATGACTGCGGTGTATATAATAACGTAGAGTAAAGTTAGGCTGTTAGGCGCTCTCTATTCGTGGTACACAAGAGGGATACAGGGTGTATTCTAGCATGCTTAGACACTGAAGGAGTACGATGACACATTGTCACAAACTTTTGCCAAATTGTCATTGAAAATATTTTTTTATGTCGGATATTTAGCGTATATTAGTAGTATAATAACTAATATCAATAATCACATGGAAAAGTACACAGTATACATGACTTGCCCGGCATTCCCAGGTAAAGTACGCAAATCAGTAGTTGAATCTAATAACCTATGGAACGCTAAACAACTAGCATTATCCCTATATCCTGGGTATATACTACTGTAATTGTTAATAACTTTTGTAAAAAAGGCTGCTATTTCCTTTCATATATCATAAAAATAGCGTATATTTATACTATAAATAACTAATTAACAACTAACAAATGAACAAACATTTCTTTACTCCAATTTCCAACAACCAGATGACTAATAAGGTTGGTGACGTTTGGACTGCTAAAGCTAATACGAAGGCTGCAGAAAAAATCAAATATTCGTACAAAAACAACCTATGGGTATCTGTTAAGATAGATGGTGAAGACGTAGCTTATGGTACCTCATCTACAGGGGAAGCTTCTAAGTTTGATAATAACCTACCTAATACGAAGCTTAAAAAAGCTAAGGTAGAATCTACTAACCTTCCTAAGGAACAAGTAGAACTTATGAATTTTATCAAAACTTCAGACAAGCTTAAGCCTGAACTACTTAAAATGGATACGTTAAAATGGAAATACCTTATGCGTTCTGCATTACGAGGTAAAAATATCATGATGACTGGACCTGCTGGATGTGGTAAGACTATGGCGGCAAAATCAGTTGTTAAGGCTTTAGATAGGCCAGACTTCTATTTCAATCTAGGTGCCACTCAAGACCCTCGTTCTACACTGATTGGTAATACTCACTTCTCAAAAGAGGATGGTACTTTCTTTTCACAAGCACTATTCGTCAAAGCTATACAAACGCCAAATGCGGTAATACTATTAGATGAATTATCAAGAGCTCATCCTGATGCTCATAACATACTAATGACCGTATTGGACGAAGGCCAAAGGTACCTAAGATTGGATGAAGCTGATGGCTCGCCTACTATTAAGGTTGCTAAAGGAGTTACATTTATAGCTACTGCTAATATAGGTAATGAATATACAGCAACAAGAGTTATGGATAGAGCTTTATTAGATAGATTCATAATAGTAGAAATGGATGTATTAGATAAGTACCAAGAGATGGAACTACTATCATACTTATTCCCTCAGGTAGATGAAAACAGGATAGAGGCTATAGGGGATATAGTAGGTGGAACAAGAATCGAAATCAATACAGAAACACCACGTATATCAACCATGATATCTACTAGAAATAGTGTAGAGATGGCTAGCTTAATATACGATGGCTTCACACTAGAGGAGGCAGCAGAGGTTTGCATCTATCCACAGTTCGATAACTCTGGAGGTATAGATAGCGAAAGAACCTTCGTGAAGCAATTGGTTCAAAAATGGTCTTACGACAAGGAAGACATAGATACGAACGAAGAGCTCTTTAACACGGAAGAAGAGCAAAAGGCAGTGATTTAGTTGTTAGTTGAGGTATGACGGCTTGGAGGGCTCTAGCGCTCTCTAGGCCTAATTACTTGTAAGTAGCGGCGGTGACAGTTTGTCATATACGCTATAGGCTGCTCTCTTATCGGGGTTGAATTTTTGTCCCTAGAAACAACTGTTTGGAACATGATGGTACACCATCAGCAATATATAAAAAACAATAGATATGATTAAATGTAAATGCGGAAACAATATACCGGAAGGTAGAATAAACTTAGGCTATAACACTTGTATAAATTGCAGTAGTGTCGAAGCCTATGGTTGTGTTGCTATTAGCAATCATAAAACAGGAAACACAATACAAGTGCTACCAAGCAAGGTAGCAGACAATATTAACAGGCTAGCCAGTCGTAAAGGATATGGTGTTATGTCAGGAATGAAGTACAATTAACATACAATAAATTTTTCTATGTCAGAAAGATTTGTTATATTATATATAAATAAAAACAATAGATATGAATGAATTATTAGAAGTAGTAGAAATTTCCGACGGATGCGGAGGATTTTATTATGTTATGGAACCAGTAAAAACAAATGACAATGAAGAAGTACGATAGACGCAGAGCAATAGATTGCAAATTATTGGAACGCTCGAAAACACACGATGGCTATGCAAAGTATATGATAACCATTGGAGAGAAAGACGGTACTATCCACAAACAACCTGCTTACGGTAAAGATATGCAGGACGCTTTAAGTCGATTGTTAAAAAAAGAATTGACAGTTAAAGTTGAAAAGAAAATGGAAACTAACACAGGATGGATATTCGTAGGTTGGTTAGTATGTATGGGATGGCCTGCAATACTAGTAGATATACATACACCAGCACTATTAGTATATGGAATAGGTTCTGTATTTATACTATTTATACTAGCAGCTCTATGGTACTATCACGTAAATAAAGGAGAATAATGGATATTTTTATTTTTATTACTATTGGAGGAGTCGGCTTCGCACTTGGCTTATACGTAAGTAGCCAGATATCCGAACACATAAATTCGCGAACTCAACACAAAGAGTTCCTTAAAAATTTAGAGAGATTTGACGATGGACAAAGGAAAAGAAAAAAGAATGCTTAACCAAATACGCAAGCAAAAAATCCTTGTACAAAAGCTTAATCGCCGCGCCCCGAATGGGAAAAAATTTGCCCCCGATGCGCCGGGCGAGATGAGAGATTTGGCGGCCCGCTTGAAACAGATAGATGACAAACTAGATGTTATCGACGGCAAGATAGAATTTTTATTAAAATACTTGGAATTGTAATATGACTTGGGTAAGAGCTGTAAGAATATTGGAGGTGCCTTTACTGTTATTAGTGTTGGCGTTTAATAGTTATGCAAATGATAGTATGGGTTGGGCTGTATTTATACTTGTTATATCTATCGTTCGTCTATTCGTCAACCATATTACAGATTAAGTTATATATAAAAAATAGATATGAAAAAATTATTACTGTTATTATTACTTATACCTTTTATTGGTAATGCTCAGGTTTGTTATGAAACTAAATATAAACATGAGGCCGATATTCTTGTATACGTCACCCCACATAAATACCAAGCTAACTATCTTATTTATTATAGTAGTCAGAAGTCTAGCTTGAGTGCCAATGTTGTTTATTGGACAAAATATAAGTGGGAGGCGGAGTATAAAGTTTTCTTTGTTAAGTACAAATGGCAGGCTGATGCTGTTTGGTTTATTACGAAATATAAGTGGCAAGTTAGTGACGAGCATAAGAAATGGGTCGGCAGTAATGGGATAGAGTTTTATGATTAAATTAAGGAGGCTGAGAATAGGTAGCTTAAACTAGTATTGACATCCAGTATATCCAGTGAACTGGAGTTTCCTAGCGGTAGCTTAATGTCTCCTTAATTACTTGCCCCGGTCGTCTAGTGGTTAGGACGCCAGGTTTTCATCCTGGTAACCGGAGTTCGATTCTCCGTCGGGGTACTATAATTTAACCTTATGTTAACATTAAGTTAACAACCTTCAGTTTAACTCAAAATATTTATATACGTGGAAAATAAAATAGACATAACTCCAGCAATATATGTACTTATGATGATAGTAGTATTCTATCTAGGTACATTATAATTGTTAATAACTTTTCAAAATTTGTTGAAAATAACCCGCTAAAAGTTTTTATATCTCGGTTTTTTTGCGTATATTTATACTATAAATAACAAATAACTAATAAATGACAAAATTGAAAAAAATCGGCTTATCTCTTTCAGGTCTAGCTTCCCTGTACATCGCTTACATTACCGGAACTGGTGATATCTTAAATTACATTAACTTTGCTGGCCCTCTTAACGAAATGGCATTTTGTATCTGCGCTTTGATTATATCTATCATGTGCTTTATATCTGCTTTTTCTAGTGACAGTATACCTTGCTCTAAAGAGCTCGATATGGAATGGGCTAACGAATCTGAAAATATACAATAATATGGCTAAATCTAAAAAACAAAATCCAATTCACTTTGGTATCGAGGTAACTAAACCTCACTCAGTTGAAATGTATGCTCACAACGATAAGGTTGCTAACGAATTAAAATCAAACATTATTGAAAAATGGGAAAAGCTAATTAGCGAACTGGGTGAAATAAATATGGAAACACCCTGGTCAGCTTTTTGTTCTTCTTTTGATATTACTAAACTTCAGAAAAATGTAATGTATTCTGGATATGGTTCAGGTTACACCTTAGAAATGGTAGACAAAGAGTTTAGAAAAGAATTGGAAGATATGTCTAACTGGCAACTGCATGAAACTTATGCATACTGCTGCTTTGATTCATTAGTCCCTAGAACTAAACAAGGAATGGTTGGATTCGATTGGGAGAAAATGAATTATTGGACAGAACAAATGGAGGGCTGGGGAATAGAACCAACTATTGATATTATAAAAAGAATTGCAGGTGACAATTTAAGATATTCATCTCATGCAGATGTTGATGGCAACGTTACAAAACATCCTTATATAAAAGTTTATAATAAAAGTGGTGGTGAAGAAATTGTTAACAAGCTTTTAGCTTATGACATTGAAGCTTATGTTGACCTTTATGAAGATGAGGATGGTGACGATGGTTATGGTAGAACGATTATACGAAAAGTATGGTCAGTAAAAATTTCAAATAAATAATATATGAATACATTAAACATATTACAAAGATTGGTAGACGACCTTAATCAGTCTACTAGAACTAATGAAAAAATTAAAGTGCTTGACCAATACTCTGAAATGAATGATATAAGAGAAATTCTTGTTAGAATATATAGTCCTTATATACAATTTGGTGTAGGCTCTAAAAACTGTAAGAAACTATCTCACATCTGCGACAGCGATGATGCTTACGGATTATTCGATTTACTCGACGACCTAAGTAATAGAAATATTACAGGCCACGCGGCAGTTGGTGCAGTCAATGCTTTTGTACTTGCAAACAAGGAACATGAACAGCTTATATATAATATACTAGACAAGGACCTTAAAACTCGTACAGCGGCAAGCATTATCAATAAAGGGATGCCTGGACTTATACCTCAATTCAAAGTTGCATTGGCAGAAGCTATGAACAGTATGCCAGACTTTGAAAACGAAGAATGGTTTGGTTCTAGAAAACTTGACGGTGTAAGATGTATTATACGTAAAGAACAAGATGAGATATCAGCTCATTCTAGAAGTGGCAAAGAATTTGAAACACTAGGTGTGTTACTAGAAGAGGTTAGTAAAATAGAAGGTGACTTTGTTTTGGATGGCGAGGTTTGTATTGTCGATGAAAATGGAAATGAAAATTTCCAAGATATTATGAAACAAATAAGACGTAAAAACCACACCATTGATAATCTCAAAATGTTTGTATTCGATATGCTAACACTTCAGGAATTCGATGAACAAAAAGGTGTAGCGCCTTTGTATGTAAGATACGAAAATTCAATTAACGCATTACATGTAGCAGGTTGTAATGAAAATATTATAGAAGTACTTGACCAGGATATTATACCTAACGATAAATACTTTCACCATCTTAGCAAAGAAGCTACAGACTTAGGTCATGAAGGTATTATGATTAGAAAAAACTCAGGCTACAAAGGTAAGCGCTCTAAAGATATATTGAAAGTTAAAGAAATGCATGATGCTGAATACAAAGTTGTTGGTGCGACAAATGGAGATATAAGAATAGTTGAGGACGGTAAGGAAAAAACAATCAACTGCCTAAGTAATATAGTAATATTACATAAGGGTAATAAAGTCGGCGTTGGTTCTGGATTTAGTATCGACCAACGTAAAGAGTTCTACAAAGACCATAGCAAAATTCTTGGAAAAACTGTTACAGTACAATATTTCGAGGAGAGCCAAAATAAAGATGGTGAATGGTCATTGAGATTCCCGGTACTTAAACACATATACGAAGGTGAAAGAGATTGTTAATAACTTTATAAAAAAAGTTGCAAAATCCTTTCATATCTCGGAAAAATTGCGTATATTAGTAGTATATTAACAAATAACAAATAAACATGGTAAAAACAATTGGAAATTATGAGGTAAAATTGACGGGAACGTCAAATCTAATAACTGTATACAAAAACAACGAGCTTATATTTGGTAAGACCGTTAATGCTCAAGATACAGGTTCGGCATTTAATTCTATATGCGAACAAATAACTAAAAAAATAAAACAATAATGGCGGCGCTAAGAATCTATATAGATATGGATGGCGTTTTAGCAGACTTTAATAAAGCAGCTAAAGAATTACCTAGCCACATCGACCACCCTGACCTTATTTTGGACTTCAGTACCTTTACCCCTATGCCGGGTGCAATCGATGCTGTGGCTGCTCTGATAGACATGGGACATGATGTGTTTATTGCAACTACCCCACCGTGGAATAATCCTGATGCATGGGGCCAAAAAAGAAATTGGGTAGAAAAACATATACCTCAACTTAAGAGAAAGATGTTTTTAACTCATAGAAAAGATTTGCTTAAAGGCGATATCTTAATTGACGACTCTACATATAGAGGTCAAACAGAGTTTGAAGGTGAATTCATGCACTTCGGACAAAACGGCATGGATTGGTCTTATGTCGTAGAAACTATTAAAACAATGACTGAATTATTAAAAATAACTAAAAATGGCTAAGAAAAAACACACATACAATATTGGAGACGTCGTTAAATTCAAGTTCTTAACTGGCGATATACTCGTAGGTAAAGTTACCGAGCATACTTATAAAGATGATGGGACACCTACATATAAAATTAGAGTCGAAGAAAATTCTAAGTCAAGGAGAGGTTTTACAATATATCCTTGCATGACAGATTCTAGAATAATTAACTTAGAGCAAACGGCACTAAACGCTGTTAAAGCTTTGAATAGAAAAGAAAAAGTTGTTACAAAGAAAACCGAATCTACAGAAGGTTTAGATGAGCAAATAAAAAAACAACGTGATTTTCTTAACGGAGAAATATAATGATAAAAACTATAAAAGAATACCCACATTACTCATTAGGAATAATTTTAATTTTATTAAAAATTACTAAAGTATTAAACATAAGCTGGTGGTTTGTATTACTACCATTTTATTGGTGGATACCCTTTATGGCTATAATGTTTGTAGTGTTATTTACATATTATATTATAGCTGATAGATTTAAGAAAAAGAAATGATTGGAGAATTATTAAGTACACAAAATGGCGAGATGTATTGGGTAAAGCGAAAGATTCGCGAAAGTCATCTAAGAAATCCAGATATGAGTATACTTAAAAAATTTTTTCGATGTGATACCATATTAAGAAATGGAGACATGCTATATTTTTGTAATCATATAAAATCAATAGAATATGAAGAATTATAAGTATTACGTATACGGTTATTTTAACAATAAAGATTTATATGCATACGTTGGCGTAGGACAAAGCGATAGAGTAACAAGCCATATAAGCGAAGATGATACTAGTCGAAAAGCAGAATGGCTTAAGAACAACGAATTCAAATTTAGACTTCTTGGAAGATTTAAGTCTCGTGAAGATGCAGAAAATGCAGAGACAATGATGATTGAAAACTGTTGGAAATTCCCACAAATATGTATACCCTCAGGTCTACTAAACATCAAACGTGGTCACGGAGGTAAAGACTTTTTTGTAAAATTTAATAGACTTGAAGAAGAATTAAATACAGGTATTGATATAGACTTACTTGAATTGAAAAAAGAATTTATAAAAAATAAAAGGAAGGTAGTGGTTCTGAATGTACGACAATCAACTTCACAAGACCCGTATGGAGATATAGACTGGATTGATTATGCAAAAGGATATTCAAATAAAGAACATAAAGTATTGGCTACTGAAATACTAATAAGGTGTAAAGGAAAGATAATGGCGCATTATGAGAATGTCACTTGGAAAGATGACGGTAAAGGCGGTCATATACCTAAAGGCAAGAAAGTTATGTCGTCAATATATAATGGAGCTGTACTATCTGGTAATGCTAGAAACTCTCAACAATCATGTATATACCTTTATACACCTACAAGAAACCACGAAAGATATTTTGAAAAACAATTAGAGAAACAAAAAAATGGGATTTAATAAAAGATATTTGGACAAAGAGAGAATTATATCTGCATTTAAGTATAATGGTGCAGAAGGTGTAACGGATTTATATAAAGCTGACGCTATAATACAGCCAGCTGATAGTCCTGTATGTCATTATATAGAAAAGATAATGTCGAAAAATGAGTCAATTGAATACAAGCAAAATCTGATAGAAGTATATATGACTCAGTTATTAGAAGGAATTTATCCTTTTAAGTAAAAAAGTACTGTAAATATTTTTATTTGTCGGAAATTTTTAATATATTAGTACTAAAACTAATAATAGTAGTAATAACTACTAATCTTTAATACTAATAAATTATTAAATAATAATTAAAATAATTACTATAAAAATAATATAAATAGGGGAAGTCGAAAACCTAATAGAGTAGACATATTAAATAGCTTGTGGCTTAACCACTAAAATAATTATGTTAAAACATAGAACAGGACCAGGTAATCAGTTACCAATTAAACACAACCAGAAAAAACCTTTTAATCCTAGCAAATATGGAAAGTTATGGAGTACAATAAGCCATAAGCTTATGAAAGGAGCTAAAGCTAAAAATCCTCAGGGAGAAGCTAATCAGCCTTTAATCTGTACATTAAATATTGGAAATAGTAAATTTGAACTTACTCATTCAGAATGTAATAGATTGATAGAAGAGATTCAAGATGCTCAATCAACATACAGAAAAGCTTTAAGAATGGGGATGTTAGAACATAACTCAGGTACATGGGAAGGTTACACAAAATAAAAAAAGGAGTAAATATTTATGGAATCAATTTTAAGTTTAATATTAGGTTTACTAGTAGGAGCAATTATAACCTCAGTATACTTTCTTAGAAGATATACAGGAGTCAATGATTTGTTATCAGATAAAATGTTTGTTAACAGTTTATTAAAAGAACAGATAAAAGAGGCTCACGCAAAAAAATCTAAGAAATATTACAGAAGAAAATCTTATAATAAGAATGCAGCAAAAGCTTCTAAACAGTAATATATATGATATTTATATTTGAACGCTATTACTTATATTAGCTACTCTTTTGGACGTGGGTTCGAAACCCACCAGCTCCACAAACAATTTTAACGATACGGGGCTGACTGGATTTGACAGAGAGATAAGGGTATGAGGAAGTTCAATACGCAATTAACTGGCGCACAAGTTGAAATGGCGATGGCGGCTTAATTTAAGCACCCTGACCCAACGGTTGAAGAAGCATACCGTCTAAGCTTCGGTGGTTGGAGGTAAAAAATAAAATTATGGAAAGAACTATGTACAAAGGCGACGAAGATAAAGGATTTGATGAGGCTTTCGAAACAACATATTTGGTTGTTACGGGCAAGATTAAATTAGAGAATCTAGGAAAAGAAGGCAGAGAAATTTTTATGCTCTATGACCCTATCGATGTCGATGAGAAAGAACTCCGTGAAGTATTAGAGGATATGATATTATATTTCATTGAAACTGAAGAATATGAAAAATGTCAGGAGATTAAAGAAATATTAGACAAAAGTCTAAAAGTACTCATGCCAAAAATAACATATAGTGACTTAGACATATTGCCCCTTCCAAAAAAGAAAAGTACAGTAAAGGAAAATTCTATAGATAAAATGATAAATTTATTAAAGAATTTTTCAGAAAAAGAGAAGTCTAGACTTGATAAAAAAATAAATGATGGTACTTTTCTAGATGGGAATAAAAAATATAGTGGCGAAATAACAAGTAAAGAATTTTGGTCTATACTTTCAATAGAAGATAAAGCGATATTTGAAAATGACTTTCAAATCTTTAATATTTGGTTAGGAAAGCTTGATAAAAGAATAAAAGAATATTATCTCGAACGACTAGTTCAAGGTAAATCACTAATACCTCCTTTTGAGGGGTACAACTCAGGACCTGAAAATGCGGGAACTTGGCCGTCATATAACGAAAGCGAAAAGTTTAGTGCTGACGATATATTTGAAGGTGAAGAAGAAATTGATTATGAAAATAAAGTTGTGATAAGCTTTATAGATAATTTTACTTGTATAAGCAATTTTGACTTAAAGAAAATAAACCGAATAAGGTTCCAGTTGTTAAGCTTTGGTATATTAGAGACAGAGATACGAATTAAAAAAATAGACAATCGAAATTTATACACACTTGTATATGACAGCCAGCAAAATATAAACAAAATTGACTGGAACTAATGAATAAACTTTTTCCTACTATAATAGCGATCGCAGCTTTGGCTGTTTCAGGTTCAGCTGCATTCTATTCAGTGTTTGGACTCAGCAAGCTGTTTGCTGGTGCATCGACCGAGGTGATAATAATGGCAGGTTCGTTAGAATTTGCTAAATTAGTAGTAGCATCGCTTTTATATCAATACTGGGACACAATAAATAAAATACTTAGAACATATTTAGCTACTGCATGCTTTATCTTAATGATAATTACATCAGGAGGTATATATGGATTTTTATCTGGAGCATATCAAGAGACTGCAACAAAATCTGAGATATTAGATAAATCACTAGCAATAATAAATCAAAAACAAGTTAGGTTCCAAGAACAAAAGGCAGATTTACAAATAGAAAAAGGTCAACTCAGCAAATCAATATCAGATTTAAGAATAGCATTATCAAACCCAGCTCAAGTACAATATATTGATAGAGAATCAGGTCAGTTAATTACAACAACATCGAGTTCTGCTAGAAAAGCTTTGCAAAACGAATTAAATAGTACAATAGACGATAGAGACGCTGTAAATATTAAAATTGAGGCTGTACTTGATTCAATAAATAAGTTAGATGTCGTATCGTTAGAAAAAGAAATTGGCAATGAAGAACAAAGAGAGCTTGGACCTCTTAAATATCTTGCAGAGACAACTGGATACGATATGGGAAAGGTAGTTAATTGGTTTTTGCTGTTAATTGTATTTGTATTTGACCCACTTGCAATAGCGTTGGTTGTTGCAGCTAATTTTGCATTCTCTAAAATAAAAGAACAAAAAAGCCTTGAAGACAAGGAATGTGAGATGAAGGATTTAGGCTTAGACCTGTCAGGAATGAACCGCTTAGAAAAAGTTGAGGCACTTAATAGTAAGGTAGCCAGCGGTTTACGTCAAATTAACGACTTTGAAAGCAAAATAAACTCTGTTTCAGGTATACTTAATAATATAAGAAATAAAGTTAAGGGTAAATAATATGGAATACGCAATAGAATATAGAAAAGGAACGAGATTGAACCAAAGTCCTGATAGGGACTATAGATATATGGAATGTAAGCTGTGTGGTCAATTTGAATCAGTATCTGAAGACACAACTGCAGTTACATGTCACGAATGCGTAATGGAGATGTGCGAAGCACCTGTTATGACCACTAGAAGAAATGTAGGCCGACCATCAGGCTGGCATTTCATGAAAGAATTTGTAGATAAAAATGGTAACGTTTATTTTAAGGGAATAGAACAACCAAAGCTGAAAGGTACTAAATCCCCTACAGTAGTAGAGAAGAAGCGAAGATTTACAAAACAAGAAAAGCAAAAATATATGCAGGATGCTGCACTAGAAATAAATAAACTTAAAAAAGAATTAAAAGGCCTTCGTTGGAAAAAAGACAAGAAGGTTGTTATGCAAAAAATAAAAAATTATTCGAAAATCTTGAAAGGCAAGGTTAACGAAAACTTGGTTACGAAACTTTTCAGCTAGTTATTTTTATATGTAAGAAAAATTTGTTATATTATAGTATATAATCAAATCATGGAGAAATATGAAATGGCATTAGACAAACTAACATATACGCGAGGCTTAAAATCTAAAGAGCCTCAAATTATTGAATTTAGTATACCAACTGATTTATCAATACATGAATATAAAAGAACATGCAAAAGACTTGCTCACGCTTTAGGATATTCTACTAAAAATATAGATGAACAATTTGGTAGGGACATTGAAAAAGGTGACCCTGCACAATTAAAACTTTTATTTGATTAAAATGAGAAATTTAACTTATTACATGGTAGCTACTTTCGTAGCTGCGGTTTTATTTTTGTATATGTCGCTAGACTATGAAAAGCAAATCGAAAACCTTAACAAAGAATTACAATATAATGTCAATGCCAATGATAGTTTGGATTGTATTGTTGATAGTCTGAGAAAAGAAATCGATACAATGAAGAAAAACAATATATGGAATTTCGATATTCAAGTTAACGGTAGAAGTTTGCTATCGTCGATAATGTACGTAGAGTCAAGTTATAATGACTCGGCTTATAACGCTAGCGAAGATGCCGTTGGTTGTTTACAAATACGACAAACAATGGTTGACGATATAAATAGAATATTAGAAAGAAAAGGTAATTCTAAAAGATATACATACCTTGACAGATGGGATAGATATAAATCTATAGAGATGTTTGAAATATACTGCGAATATTACGGATTGGATTCGGCTGAAGAGGTTGCAAGGTGTTGGAATGGTGGACCAAGAGGTATACACAAACCCGAAACAGTAAGTTATTGGAACAAAGTAAAAAATAAAATAATGGAGGTTAGCTCATGAATTTAACAGAAGAACAATTACTACAGAATTGGAATGACTTAATGCTAGTCATAGATAAGAATTTTGAAGGTGAAAGAAAAGATAGACTTAAAGCAATGTACAAATCATTTCAAGAACGAATGATGTTTACACCAGCTTCTGGTAATATAAACTATCACAACGCTTTTGTAGGTGGATATGTAGAACACGTATTAAGAGTTTGTAAATGCGCATCGCAAACATATATGCTTTGGAAATCTATGGGTTCATCAATGGAAGGTTATACATTAGAAGAATTGATGTTTGCTGCACTTAATCACGATTTAGGTAAGTATGGTGATTTAGAAAAAGATTTGTATGTACCAAATCCAAGTGAATGGCATAGAAAAAATCAAGGCTCGCTTTGGAATCTAAATGCAGAATTAAATTGGATGCCTGTACAGCATAGAAGTTTATGGTTATTACAGCAGCATGATATAAAGTATTCTCAAAATGAAATGATAGCAATAATGGTTCACGATGGATTATATGACGAAGCTAATACTCAATATTTCAAACACTATAATGCTGATAGAAACTTCAAAACAAATATGCCATTGGTATTACATCAGGCAGATTTAATGGCTTCTAAAATAGAAGGTGAAATAAACAAGGTGCAAGGTGAGGTTAAAAAAGCTTCGAACATAAAGCATAAAAAGAAATCTTTAGATACTGCAACAGCAAACAAATCTGTTGATGATATTTTTGCTGGACTATTTGGAGATGGAGATAAAAAATGACAGATATCCTAATGTATTTCTTTATTTGTACTACAATAATACTTGCTTATTCTACAATAAACTTAATGAGAAAGATAGAAGATTTTGAAGATGTTATAGAAGAGCAAGACTCCGAATACTTTAATATGAAACAAAAAGTACGGGGTGCAATATCTGAAATGAGACAAATAGATTCTAAAGGAGCGTTTGAAAAAGACGATGAAACAGGTACGGTGTTCGATGCTTTGTTGGAAATAGTAGAAGAGTTGGATGGCAACAATGACTAAGAAAAAACTAAGCCCTGTTGATGATTTTTATGAAAATCTACCTAAGTACCAGGAAGAATTAGAGATATTACTGAACCCTAATATAAAAAGGCGAGGTAGAAAAAGAAAGAACAAGATGTATTTCACTCCTATAACTGAAAAGGCAATTATTGCTTACAATAAGGAGAAAAGCAACTCAAAGAGAAACAAGGTATATTCTGAACACATGCATTACCCTATATGGAAGCTTTGTCAGAATATAATAAATAGATTTAAGTTCCCTTATATGGATGGAACAACCGAGGATAAACAATATGAAGTAATAGCTTTTTTATTACAGAAACTTAACAAATACACAGAATCAAAAGGGAGAGCTTTTTCTTATTTTAGTATTGTAGCTAAAAATTATTGTATACAAACAAATAATAAAGCTTATAAAATGTTAAAGCAGAAAACTAGTTTATTGGCCGTTGATACTCAGAGAAACATATCTGCAGAGATTGCCAATAGCGATAGAAGGGATTCTCTAAAAGATTTTACAAATATATTTGTAGAAAAATACGAAGACAGTGTTGAAGAAAGATTCAATAAACAGTCCGATAAGAAAATAGCTTATGCAGTATTGGAATTGTTTAGAAGACGAGAAAATATAGAAAAGTATAACAAAAAAGCAATATATGTTTTAATACGAGAGATGACAAGTGAAAAAACACAAGATATATCTAAAGTAGTAAACATAATAAAAAAAGATTTTAAGGAAAAACTTATTAGTTATGAAAGTTTAACTAATAGGTCTGCGCGATGATGGTAATAATACCAAATAATAATAATAATAAAAAAAGAGGAAATTTTATGAAAAAATTGATTTTAACAATGATGTTAGCAATTGCTGTAGTATTCTCTACTCAAGCACAAGAAAAAGGTGATTGGTATGTAGGTACTGGAGATGTTGCAAATATCGCATGGACAGACTGGGCAGTAAGCCCTACCGTTGGTTACGGTGTTATGGATAATCTAATGGTCGGTGTTTCGGTTTCTCAAGCTGATTCAACGGTTGATATGGATTATAATTTTCACGCAAGATATTTTATGAGAGGATATTTTGCTTATGTAGCGACAAGTGGTTTAAGCACCGAAGGAATGAGTTACGGTGTAGGTAAAATGTTTACGTTGTGGAACAACAACTTGTATGTTGACCCAAAAATTGTATACAATTCAGTAGAGAAGACTACGAATCTTACTTTAGGATTCGGTCTTAAATTCTAAGAATTGTTATATGCATCGCGCTAATAGGTCGGCAATTTTGCCACAAAACAAGTATTACAGAAAACGGAGATAACAATGGATTCAGTAATTAAGTACGTAACAGGATTTTTTGGTGGTTTATTAACTATCATGATGGCAGTTTTGCCAGTAACAATCCTTTGGACTGTTTTGACAGGCGGTTCAGTATTTGGAATGGATGTAATCGCTAATCTTTCTGCTTTGGTAACTTCACTTGGTGAAGGTGGCTTTGTAGGATTGATAGTATTAGTAATTGTAATGTCATTCTTTATTAAGAAATAATAAAAGTTCTAAATAATAGAAGGCCTGGGGTTTAACGACTCCAGGTCTTTTGTTTTGTATATATCTGATATTTATATATAATAGGAGAATAATATGGAAAGTAATAAAAGTCAAGACGAAGAAATATTCAAAGGTAAGACTTTCTCTGGTCTTATGGAAGACATATACAACAACTCTGCTAAAAAAGAAGCTCAAATAAATGATTTAATCAAGCAATTACAGCCTATGATTAAAAATATGGGTGATGCAACAATATTGGTACCTATAATAAAAGAGTATTTAGAAGTTGCTGTAAAAAACGACGAACATCTAATTAAGATGGCTGCAATTGTACAAAGAGCATCAACTAGAAATACAGGCGACACGTCAGGTGTTCTACTTACAGAAGAAGAGAAAAAACAATTACTTGAAGCAGTTGAAGATGTCGAGGATAATAGATAAATGAGAAACAGAGTACAGAAAACAAAGCTTGGTGATTCTCATCAGCTGCAACAGACTAACCACATCATGTGTGGTGAAGTTGTAGAAATTATAACAAATGCAGATAGCCCTTCATATACTACTGATGTGTCTGTAGGTTCTATGAGAGTAAAACCTTTGGGAGGCGGCCACAAGTTTAGCTCAGGTCCTGATAATGGAGCAATATGGGTTAGACCTCTTTCAAGAAATTATATGTGTTTACCTTTATTAGGTGAAATAGTTGTATGTATTAAAGCTTCTAGTTTAGGAGCTCAAACAAATCCATTAAACTCTACATTTTATTGGCTTGATACAATAGCTTTATATGGTGAGAAAAATGAAAACACTATGCCAAATGCAAGTTATCATTCTAACAAAGGTATTAATGATGTACCAGGTGATACATTTGAAGAAAAGCAAACAAATCATATACATCCATTTGAAGGAGACTTAATACTTCAAGGTAGATTTGATTGTGGTGTAAGATTTGGTTCAACACAAATTGGACAGAAAACAAAAGACACTTGGTCTATAGGCGGAGGCGCAAGCGGTGACCCAATGACAATTATAACAAACGGATTTGCAGCTGATGAAAAGATAGAAGATATAAATGCAGATATGTCAAGTATTATGATGACAAGTACTCAGAAAATAGATATATCGTTAGCAAATACAGAAGCACCCGCAACAGTTACTGTTCCAACAGGACCTGTACTACCTCACTTGCCACCGTTGAATATGTTTATGGATAAACCTCAGATAATAATAAGCTCTGACCGTCTTATATTTAATGCTAAGAATGATAGTGTATTTATAGCTGCAAAAAATAATATAAGTCTTTCTACTAAAAAATGGAAATTGGATGTTACGGCTCTTGCCGACATATTATTAGAGACACTTAATCAGCTGACAATGGAGATACACCTAACACCAGCAGGGCCATCAGGTCCTCCTATAAACGCAGCGATATATGGAATGTTAAAAACTCAACTAATGGCAATGCAGCAATAACCATGCCTTTTTTAGTACAGCCATTCGTAATGAAACTTCAAGAAAAGCTTGATGCTAATTCTTCTACTTGGTCAGAAGGTGCAGAAGGTGATACTATGAAGCCAATTCCTGTACCAGGACAATTACAGAAACCTCCACCACCAGGTCCTCCTTTAGTATGGGCAAAATGTTGGGCAGACGCAACAGAAGCTGGGTGTGCTGGCTTAATACCTCCTAACACAATGTTGAAAGCTGGCTGGGCTGCTCAATACGCTGTATTACTTGGAGCAAAATCATCGGAGCCTAAATATTCGACGTTAAAAAATAGTTTTGTTGCTCAAGCTGCAGCAATACTTCCAGGATTCTTACCTACAGGTACAGCGACACCTCCTCCAGGTCAACCTCCGTTTGAAAGTATAGAAGGGTACGGTAATAATGCAACAACAAACCTTCCCTGGATGAATGCTTGCGGGGTGATGTTAAATGATTGGTACACGAAAGCAATAATAATATATACTTCAGGACCCACGCCCATGACATGGCTTTAATTCTCACTATTGTTATATTTATATAATATAAAGTATAGGAGCATAAAAATGACAAAAAAAGATTTGGTAAAAATTATCAGAGAGGTTGTAAAACGTGAAGTAAAAACTGCTGTAACAAACGAAATCAACGAAGTGTTAACTTCAATGGAGAGTAGTAAGAAACGTAAACCTATATCTGAAAAGACTTATACAAAAAATAAGTCAATAAATAATATATTAAACGAAATGCAAGCTGACTCTTCTAATGGAGAATTTGAAGACTGGCCAACAATGGATGCAGGTTCAATACGAAGTAGGTTTGCAGGAATGCAAGGTGGTGCTGCACCAATGACTGATGTAAACAACAGGCCTGTAGACGCATCGAAATTAGACCCATCGTTAAATAAAGCATTAAATAGAGACTACTCAGAATTGGTAAAAAGATTTAAGAAATAATGAGAAAAAGAGAAGAGTTTAGATATAACCCTATAGATTTTGAAAAAGATAGAGCAATTGGTTTAACTCTACCTCTTACAAATGATTCGAGCGCTGTAACAAAATTTGAGGTTACATACGGAACTGAGACTGGTTCGGCTGACTTGAACTTATCTAATACTGATGGCTTTCATGGTTCTACTAAATCTTCAACACAAGGAGATTTTACACTTTCATATACAACAAAAGAACAAGCTAAAACAAATTTAAGAAATCTAGTGTTAACAAACAGAGGCGAGAGAGTAATGCATCCAGAATTTGGTTGTGATGTATGGGCTTCTCTTTTCGAAAATATAACACCTAAGCTAATAAACGACTTGCGAGATAGAATATTAAAGCAAGTATCTATATGGCTTTCATATATAAACATATTAAATGTTGGTATTGAAAAAACACCTGGATTTGAAAATAGAATAAATATATCTATCACGTTTGCCTTATATAACGACAGCATGAATAAGGAAACGATTACGATAGCGAATGTGGGGACTTTATAATGGCTAATCAATGCAATTTGGATAAAAAACAAACAAGGGATATAAAATATCTAAATAAAGATTTTTCTAATTTCAGAAATGATTTAGTAAACTATGCGAAGAATTACTTCCCTGATATATACAATGACTTTAATGAATCATCACCAGGTATGATGTTTATAGAAA